GTAGTGCATCTAAATCTACTATTAAGGCAATAGATAATGCTGATGTACTAGACAAAGCTACTATACTACTTACTCCTACTGCAACAAGTGATGCAAGGGTACACTCTGTAAAGACTTATACAGGTGATGAGATAGTTGTAAATGGTGACTTTAGTTATGGGGAAGATGATTGGTCAGAACAATTAAATGTAAATTTTAGCGTATCTAATGGCGTAGCAACAATACAAGCAACACAAGCAAACTCATTAATATATCAAAATTTAAACACAAACATTTCATCTACTTTAAGAGTAGAAATTGATGTAGTAAGTTTTACAGGTTCTCACTACACCGTACAATTTGGAGGTTCTTCTCACACTTTAACAGACACAGGTAAAGTTGTTTTTTATACTGATGAAGCAAGAAGTAATAATAAGTTAGACCTTACTCCCTTTCCAAATGAAACTTTAGTTATAAATAGCATATCAGTAATAGATGTATCATCAGACTTTGACTTCGATAGAGCAAGTAGTGCTACAAGAATAAACTCTAGTGCTATAATAGAAGATATTACAAGTGATTTAGCTAGAATAAACTATGATAGTAATGGAGATAATGGTCATATATTGTTAGAGCCTACTTCTACTAATCTTATCACTTATAGTGAGGATTTTAGTCAGTGGACTACTACAACTGCTACACTAACATCAAATCAATCTAGCCCTGATGGCTCTAATAATGCTTATATAATAGAAGATGATGCTAGTGCTTTTGAGAGAGTAGATGAAACTATAACAACTGTTGCTAGTTCTCATACATTTTCTGTATTTATTAAAAAGAAAACAAGTGCAGTTAGCTCTTATAGTGGAATACAAATGGGTACAGGGTTTTCTTATGTAATATTTGATAGTTATAATGGAACATATAATCAACAATCTAATACTAACTATGATAGTGTTGAAGTAGAGAATTTTAGCTCTGATTGGTGGAGATTAAAATTAACTGCTACTGTAACAACATCAACTAGAGTAGCTTTATGGGGTGCAATATCTACAAATGGCACTTCTATCTCGCCATCAGCAACAGGTAGTGAAACATTTTATGGCGCACAACTAGAACAACTATCCTACGCTACATCATACATACCAACATACGGTAGTACAGTTACAAGGGCAACAGAAACACTAACAGGTAGTGGTAATAGTACATTAATAAACTCAACAGAGGGTGTGTTATACTTTGAGTTATCATCTTTTTATGATAATGCAAATTCTTTAAGTATAAACGATGGTAGTAGTTCTAAGAGGATAACTGCAAGAGTTAGACCTGATATTAGTAAAATTCAACTTACTGTTGTAGGTTCAACAGATGATTTTAATTATAATAGTGCTACGATTGATTTATCAATAAATAATAAAATTGCTATTGTTTATAATAATGGTGATTATTACTTTTATGTAAATGGAGTTAAAAGTACTGTGCAATCAAGAGGTACTTTTAGTGCAAATGATTTTACTAGCTTAGATTTTAATAGAGGTGGAGGTAATGAGCCTTTCTATGGTAAATGCAAATCACTAGCAGTATTTAATGAGGCTTTAAGTGATACAGAACTTACAAATTTAACAAGCTAATGAAGAAGATAGGTAAATACGAGTTTGATAGCTTAGAACAAGCAGAAAGCAAAATAAACGCTTTAGGAGTAGCTACTGATGAAAATGGTAACACATACCCAACGCACAATCATTGTGTCGTTAAACTTGGTTATATCGTCTTAGAACAAGGCGAGTATAACGAAAGTGGTGAACAAACTAAAGCACCTATACTATCTGACAAATACCACGTAGATGTGTTATGGAAAGGCTTAGAGCCTAAAGATGCAGAAGCAGAGGTACTAGAATATGACCACCCTAGAGGCTGGAAAACATACTCTGTAAACATAGAAGATAATGGAGTACACTCATTTATGGGATTAGACTATAACTTATACAAATTCTAATGAAAGAAAGACTAATAAATATAAATCTAACAAACGAAGTACAACCTAAAAGTGTTGAGGTTAATGGTGCTGATTGGATTGGCTTTGGTGATGGTGAATACAAAAACAATTACCCACAGTACATTATAGATTTATATAACAATAGTGCTACTAATGCTGCTATCATTAATGCTACAAGTGCTATGATAGCTGGTGAGGACTTTATATGTGAAGATAGTAAAGACCTTGCGCAATATGTAGAGTTAAAGAAGTTTCTAGCAGCAGTAAACGGACAAGAAAGCGCACACGAACTATTTGTTAAGTTAGCCTTTGATTTAAAATTACAAGGTGCATACGCTATTAATGTAATATGGTCTAAAGATAAGACTAAGATAGCTGAATTACACCACATACCTGTCGAGCAAGTAAGGATAGGAGTGCCTGATGAAGATGGTAAAGTACCTTGCTATTACATTTGCTCTGATTGGACACAATACAGAAAGAAAGAATACGCACCTAAGCACATAGCACCATTTAATATGATGGATAGAAGCGAGGGTAGCCAATTATTATATAGTGGTTTATACTCTCCAGCGATGGAACTGTATCACACACCAGATTATCTTGCATCTACGAATTGGATACAAATCGATAATTTGACCTCAGATTTTCACTTAAACAATATTACTAATGGTTTTAGTGGCTCGTACTTTATTAACTTCGCTAACGGAGTACCAACACGTGAAGAACGAGTACAGATAGAAAGACAGATAGCTAAGAAGTTCACAGGTGCTAACAATGCTGGTAAGTTTGTATTAACATTTAGTGATGATGCAAATAGTAAGCCTGAAATTATACCTATCGCAGTATCTGATGCAGATAAGCAATATACAGTACTTAACGAACTAACGATACAAAACATTATGATAGGTCATAGGGTTACAAGTCCTATGCTATTAGGTGTTAAGACAGAGGGGCAGTTAGGTGGTCGTAACGAATTACTACAAGCGTATGAGTTATATATGAATAGTGTAGTAAAACCCTTTCAAAATCAGCTTTTAAAGACTTTTAAGAAACTTTTAGCAATAAATGGTGTTACCATACCATTGAGCATAAAAGATGTTCAGCCGTTAAATTCTATGTTTGATGCTGAAACGCTTAAAGAAGTTCTTACACAAGATGAGATTAGAGAGGAACTAGGATATGAGCCTTTAGATAAACAAGAAGAAACAGTAGCCGAAGAACAAAACCTAGCCGAATACACAGAGTTAGATAAGTGTATAATGGAGTTTGGCGAAGATGAGGATTTAGAGAATTGGCAACTGATAGATGAAGATGATGCAGAGGGCGAACACGAGGACTTTGACTTTGAATATAACTTAGAGAAATTAGAGTTAGCAACGACAGGTAGAGCAATACCCAATGCTAAGTCAGAACAAGATGGACAAAGCCAACAAGAGCATAAGAGTAAGTTTAGAGTACGCTATGTGTATTCAGAAGATAAAGGCTTAACTCGTTCTAGTGGTCAATCAAGAGAGTTTTGTACTAAGATGATGTCTGCTGGTAAAGTGTATCGTAAAGAAGATATAATTAGAATGGGTAGTAGAGGTGTTAATAAAGGTTGGGGATTGAATGGTGCAGATAACTACTCTATATGGAAGTTTAAAGGTGGGGGTAATTGCCACCATAGATGGTATCGTAGGATTTACTTACAAGCTGGTTTAAAGCCTAGTAGTGCAGATAAGATAGTAAGCACAACTAAAGCTAGAAGTTTAGGGTTTAGACCTGAAACAAACGAGCAAGAAGTACCTGTTGCACCAAAGAGAATGCCTAAAAATGGATTTGTAAATAAAAAAGGATATTAAAATGAATTACTTTAAGAATTTAAGTGAAGAACAAAACAGACTAAACCTAAAGTCTGAAAAGGTAGAGTTATCTTTATTGAATGATATAGAAGCAGACTACAAAAGATTAAACAAAATAATGGATAATACAGAAAGACACGTTGTGCCTTTAAAAAATACTGCAAATAAAGGTGTGCAAGATAGCGTACAAGGTAGTGAATTATCTAAACAAATATTAAAAGACATAAAAAAACTAAAAGACCAAGCTAAAGAATTAGGCGTAAAAGTCGATGTAGGTGGTATAGAAGCTGGTACAGATAGTATGCTTAAAGCATTTGATGATTATGTAAGATATTATAACTTTATATATAAAAGCTAAAATGAACAATAAAGAATTAAACATAGCACTAGGTAAACTATTCAATGGTATAGAACTAGACACGCATAAGGTAGAGTTATCTGTTATTGATGATGTTAAGAAAATACAAAATGAAATTGTTGAAGCAGATGTTAAATTACTAGCTAAAAATATATTAAGAGAATTAAGAGTAGCAGAAACCAAAATAGAAAAAAGCGTAAAAGCTGGTAGTAAACTTAAATCTAAACTAAAAGAAGCAGAAAATATGGTTAAAGATTTAGGTGTAAAAACAAGTGGTTTAGCGTGGTATGAAGATGCACAAAGTTCTTTAAGATATTTAGAAGATTTAAAAGATTACCTATCTACAATAAAATCAGTAATAGGAAAACTATAATAAAATGGCAGTATTATTTGTAAGTGAGGACACTATAAAAAAATCTACTACTATTAATGGTAATGTAGATGTAGAGTTATTGCTACCATACATTAAGGTAGCACAAGATATTCATATACATCAGTTGTTAGGTACTGACTTGTACGATAAGATACAAGCAGATATAACTGCTAGTTCACTTACAGGAAACTACAAAACATTTACTGATGATTATATACAACCCGTACTAATTCACTATGCTTTGTATGAGTGTTTACCTTTTTTATCATACAAGATAATGAACAAAGATATAGTGCGTAAGATTTCAGAAACATCTACACCAGCATCACTTGAGGATATTAAGTATATGCGAGAGATAGTAAAGAATACTGCTGAATACTACGCTACAAGGTTAGTAGATTATCTATGTAACAATAACGATTTATTCCCTGAATACAACACTAATAGTAATGGTGATTTAGCACCAACAAAAGATACATACTTTAGTGGTATAGTATTGGATAGATACGAGCAAAGTAATAGAATAACACTTAGAAGTTTCTTAGATGCGAGTTTCGATATATAAGATTAAAGAAGAAAATATAACAAAGCTAAAAAGCTATTTAACAAAGAAAGAAAATGAAAAGTCTGATAAGTCAAAACGCAGATGTACTAGGATTAAATAGCGTTACGCTAATGATTAGCTTTACAGAGGTTGAGCAAGTACTGCAAATCATTCTGTTATGTGTATCTATCATCTATACACTAGACAAGTATATATCATATCGTAAAAGAAAATAATGGCTAAACTAATAGGTGGCACATATCGCAAGAAAGCGAAGAAGAAAAGACCAAATAGACACTCTAAGAACGCATCTAAAGGACAGAGTGGTTACAAACATAATTACAGAGGACAAGGTAAATGTTAAAACATTTTGATTTTGAAGAATTTGACTGCCCTACATTAGAGGGTAGTGGATTACCTACTAGCGATGGTGGTAAGATGTGCATAGACTTCTTACATAAGCTAGATGAGGCAAGAGAATTAGCTGGTGTACCTTTTAAAATAACAAGTGGATATAGAAGTCCACAACACAATTTAGATGTAGGTGGTCGAGTAGGCTCTAGTCATCTTAAAGGTCTAGCAGTTGATATAGCTTGTACTAATAGCGACCATAGACAAAAGATACTTACTGCACTTATACAAGTCGGTTTTAAACGTGTAGGCATTGGTAAGTTCTTCCTACATACAGATTTAGACACTTCTAAACCCAACGCAATATGGCTTTACCAATAGGAAATATAATTAAAGGATTATTCAGTAATGGTGTAACAGAACTTGTAGATGAAGTTGTTACAAGTGAAGAAGAACGTTTAGTACTAAAAGCTAAACTAAAGTCTTTAGAAACAGAATACACTAAGGTAATAGAAGATAATGTTACTAGAAGATGGGAAGCAGATGTGAACAGTAGTATGTTAGCAAAAAATATACGACCAGCTTCATTAATCTTTCTTTTGTTTATATTTGTGATAATCAGCTTCTTAGATGGTAACATCGGAGAGTTTACGTTAGCTAGTGGGTATCAAGAGATATACCAAAGTTTACTACTCGTTAGCTTCTCTGCATACTTTGGAAGCAGAGGTATCGAAAAAGTAATTAAAATCAAGGAAAATGCCAAACAATCGTTATAGATTAAAACCTGATGAAGAACAACTACTACAAAACTATCGCAAACACAAGACTAACAACGTATTAGTCATAGGCGATATACACGAACCATTTTGCCTTGATGGTTATTTAGAATTTTGCTTAGAGCAATACCACACACATAACTGCAACGAGGTTGTATTTATTGGCGATGTCATAGATAACCACTACTCAAGCTATCACGAAACATCTGCTGATGGTATGGGAGGTGCTGATGAATTAGACTTAGCTATAAGCAAAATAGCAAAATGGTACGAAGCGTTCCCTATTGCAACAGTATTAATAGGCAATCACGACCGTATGATAATGCGTAAGGCACAAACGAGTGCAATCCCTAGTAAATGGATTAAAAGCTACAAAGATGTCTTAGAAGTGCCTAATTGGAACTTTGTAGAACGCTATGTAAAAGATGATGTGCAATACATTCACGGTGAAGCTGGTACTGCAAGAACTAAATGCAGAGCCGATATGATGAATACAGTACAAGGACATCTACACACACAATGCTATACAGAACACTATGTAGGTCAGAAATATCGTATCTTCGGCAGTCAAGTAGGTTGTGGTATCGACCACGAGAGTTATGCTATGGCATACGCTAAAGCTGGAAAGAAACCAGCAATAGGGTGTATGGTAGTCAAAGAAAATGGCACACTTCCTATAAATATCCTAATGCCTTTATAATCAGTTACTTACACTTAGAGCGTAACAACGAAGTAACACTAACAAGAATATACTCTCTATATATATTATTATAAATTAATATATAATACTATCTAGTATATATATATTTATATAAATATTTTTACATAAATTTGTTTAAATTAAAAAAAAGTGTTTATATTTGCCAAACTAAACAATTATTAATTATGGACAAATACAAAGAAATTTATGACAACACTTGTAAAGTACAAGTTGAGAAAGTTAAGCTAGGTGATGTAAACTATTACATACAAAGCAAACTAATGATAATAGAAGAACTATTAAAAAATGCAGAAGATAGTCAAGTATATTGGAAAGGTCAAGACAATGAACGATTAGTATCTTATGCACAAGGTAAGATAGATGCTTATATAATGACATCAGAAACATTAAAAAGTTTAACTCAATTAATTAACAATGAAACAAGATACTAAGATTACAATCTTATTAGGGTTAAGTCTAGCCACCCTACTAATAGTGCTAGATATTATAGGAATTATTAATTTAGTCGCATATTAATATGACAAAGCAAGAAACATTAAACAGAGTGTTTAAAGAGAACGGATTGACTTCTGATGATTTGTTTAAGCACCAGCACTACACTATCATTACTCGTAGTGGCATAGACAAGATACAAGCTAACCTAAGTATATACATCTCTTACGATGTTATACGATGTGAGCCAAACTTTGCAGTAGTTAAGGCTAGTGCTAACCTACACGAAGAAAGTGCCATAGAAACCTTTGGAAGTGCCTTAAAAGGCGAGGGGTACAAAGATGGTAACACTAACTCTTGGTATGTTATGGAAATGGCAGAGAAAAGGGCGATGAGTAGAGCAGTATTAAAGTTAGCTGGACTTTACGCATTGGGTGTGTTTGGCGAAGATGAAAGTGAAAGTTTTAAAAGATAAATTAACCAATTAAATTAAATATTATGAGTTTAGAAATGAAAGGTAAGTTAGTCAAGGTATTAGACTTACAAAGTGGAACTAGCAAAGCTGGTAAACAATGGGTAAAGCAATCGTTTGTAATTGACACAGGTGGTCAGTACAATTCAGAGTTATGCTTTAATCTGTTCGGTCAAGACAAAGTAGAGTTACTTAGAGATGTAACAATAGGCGATGAGGTTACTGTATTGTTTAATCTATCATCAAGAGAGTATAAGGGCAACTACTATACTTCTGCTGATGCTTGGAAGTTTAAGCAATCTAAAGAAGAAAAGTTAGATAGTTTTGATAATGCCTTTGGCGATGATAATCCTTTTTAATTATGAACTACGACCAATATAAACTAGCAACGGATAGAGATAACCGTACTGATATGGTAACTTCTTGTTGTGGTGCTGATAACGAGGTACGATTAATAGAAGATGAAGAAGTATCTATATGTATGGAATGTGAAGAAGCATATCCTGATATGATAGAAGATTATGAGTACGAACAAAACCAAAAAGACTTTTATATAGACTTATGAAAAAGACAACAAGTAAATTATTAGCAAAGGCTCAATCTCTTGTAACAACTGTTACAGGTACTGACATACCTAAGACCACTAGGCAAGAGGTAATGAAAGATGTAAGGGCAATCTATCGAAAGATAAAAGAAATTGAACCTGACATTTACAAGATTTTAAACGATGACGATAACCACAAAACTACAAGATAGTGAATTTAACTAAAGAGATTGAACTACTGATGTTTATAACATCAAAGCATATATCTGTCGAGCAAGACGATATAAATGTTAAAACAAAGTACAAAGAGCAAGTAATGGCTCGTATGGTAATATGTAATATACTTATGGAATGTGGTATGAAACCAGCACAACTAGCTAAACACTTCTGTAAGCATAGAACAAACTATTACCATTATCTTAAACTTCACAAGCAATATATACAAAACCCTAGAATGTACCCTGAATACATAGAGGCTTTTAATTTAGTGTTTGCAGAGTACAAGACAAAATCTGAACGCATTGAGAAGATAAACGAGCTACAAGCCTTAGACGAGGTAGATAGAGCAATAGCAGACCTAATACAAATTCGTAAAGCATTAGCGTAATGACAAAAGAACACACAATAGATTTACAATTACTAATAGCTACCTTTAGATGCTTTAACGAGCAGCTATACAATCTCAAGGGTACACACTCTAAGATAGTAAAGCTAAAGTTTAACAGACTTTTAAAAGTAGCAGACCAATATGAAAAAGAAATTATTAAATTTACCGACAATAATCAAGACGTAGAAACTATCTATGATAGTCTTATGGATATAATTATGGAAGTAAAAGAAACCGTTAGCAAATAAAATTATGAAATTGACACAAAAAGAAAAAGTACTAAGACATCTGCAAGAGGTAGGTGCATTAACTCCTGTTCAAGCGTTCTTCGATTATAGTATTATGAGATTAGCAGCGATAGTCTTTGATTTAAAAGATGATGGCTATGACATAGAAACTACTATACTCAAGAGTGAGAATAAGTTTGGAGAGCCTGTAAGATACGCACAGTATAAACTAATAAAGTAATGCAAGGTTACATTAAGCTACATCGTAAGATATTAGATAATGGAGTTTTTGCAGATGCTGAACTACTAAAGGTGTTTGTGTGGTGCATACTCAAAGCCAACACGACACCCAATGTAGTCTATGGTAGAAAGGTAGATGTGGGTGAGTTTATCACAGGTAGGATAACTGCAAGTGAAGAACTATACCTAAAGCCATCAACTATTTACAAGCGTTTACAGAAGTTAAAATCACAAGGGTATATAGACATATCAAGTACTACTAAAAACTCTCTTATAACTGTTGTAAACTATAAGTCTTACCAGCTTAATGAGAAACCTAAGAAGCGTAATTTAGTTGAAGTACATAACAAGTTTGTTGTTGAGGTTGCAAAATTTAGCGAAATTTATCAATCGCAACTATTAGAAGCGTTTGTAGATTATTGGACAGAGCCAAACAAGTCTAAGACTAAGTTAAGGTATGAACTACAAAAGACTTTTGATATTGCACGTAGGCTAAAAACTTGGAGTAAGAACGAGAGTAAGTTTGGAACAAAAAAGAATAATGTAATGGACACTTGGCAGAGTGTTAGAAACGAAATGTTAAATGACTAAGAAGAAATTAGTAACTTGCTCACCATATAAATTACTTATGGGATATGAGTACGAGTATAAAAAGGATAGAATGATTTACAATAAACAATATAAACGCAAAAAGAAAAATGAGAGTATTTGATATGTTAAAAGCTGGTCAAGTTAATGATGTTAAAGTATTCTGCATTGACTTAGTAGGTATGTGTTACACATCGTTAGGGCAAAAGCCTGACAAGGAACAGATGAAAGGTATGGCGCAACTACTATACAAAGACTTAATTACTTACCATACTAATCTACCGATAGATGAGATTAAGTTTGCATTTGAAAAAGGTTTAAGAGATGCTGAACAAGGTACAAGTGCCTTTATTAATGTGCGTACTTGGTCTGTGTGGATTAACGACTACAAGCAAAGAGCCATAAAAAAACGCAGTCAAGGTAGGCTAACAGAATACCAGCAACATCAACAAAGTCAAAAGGCAATAGCTATGACCATTAACAAAGCAAAACGATTAAAATGAAGATATTAAATTTATATGCTTGTTTAGGTGGTAACCGATACAAGTGGGGAGATGAACACGAGATAACGGCAGTAGAGTTAGATAAAGAACTAGCTAGGTTATATCAAGAGAGATTTCCTAATGATACAGTAATAGTAGCTGATGCACACCAATATCTGCTAGACTACTATAAAGAGTTTGATTTTATATGGACATCACCACCTTGTCCAACACATAGTAAGGTGAGAGTAACACAGAAAAATCAAGATTTTTATATACCTAAATACCCTGATATGAAATTATATGAAGAAATAATATTTTTAAAAGAACACTTCAAAGGTCAGTATGTTGTAGAAAATGTAATCCCATATTATGAACCATTAATACCTGCAAAAAAAAGAGGGAGGCATTTATATTGGACAAATTTTAATATACCTTATGATTTAGATAGAAAAGAGGCTAAAGGTATTATGTGTGGACAAACTACTGATGAGGTATCTAAGCTATGTAATTTTCATAATATTGATAGAGAATTTTTAGATAAGTATAAAGGCAAACAATCTAAAACTAAAATTATAAGAAACTTAGTTGATTATGAAGTAGGTAAAACTATATTAGATACTGCTATGGGTATCATACAAAAGCAAGACATTAACCAAACAGAATTATTTTGAGAGTAATATATTTAATAGCATTAATACTAGGCATAGCTTATACAGGACTTACATTGTACTTCCAATGGCGAACCGATAAACAATATGATGAATGGCTAAAAAGACAAAGACACACGCAAAACTTAAAAAAGAACTAGACAAAGTATTTAGCCAATACATTAGATGGGCATACGCTGATGATAGTGGTATGGTAGAGTGTTATACTTGTGGTGTGGTTAAGCACATAAAAGAGATGCACAACGGACACTTCCAAAGTAGAAAGCATACCAGCACGAGATGGCACGAGAATAATTGCAGACCACAATGCCCAAAGTGCAATCTATATAGTGAGGGCGAGAAATGGATATATGGCAACAAGTTAGTTGCTGAATTAGGCAGAGATGCAGTAGATGAAATAGTAGCACTTAGCCACAAATCTGTTAAATACTCAAAGTCAGATTTAGAATATCTAATAGAAACCTACAAAGAGAAAGTTAAAAACTTATTATGAAAACAGTAAATAGTTTAAGTGGTGGTAAAACATCAAGTTACATAGCAGCTAACTACCCAGCAGATGCAAATGTATTTTCTTTAGTAAGAACAGATGACAAAGATTGTATGTTTCCAGATAAAAAAGTAAGACAAATTGTAAGTGATAAATTAGGTAAAGAGTTTGTAGGAACTTTAGAGCAAGATACTATAATATATACTATGTTAGATTTAGAGCAATACATAGGACAAAAGATAGATTGGATAAGTGGTGAAACATTTGATGATATAATAAAAAGAGGGGATAAGATTTACCTACCAAATAAAGTTCAAAGGTTTTGCACTATTGAGATGAAGATAAAACCTATATTCTATTGGTGGGCAGATAAATTTAATCAAGAGCCTGTTGAGATGCGTATAGGTTTTAGAGCAAACGAGCAAAAGAGAGCAAAGAATATGTTAGATAGATGTCAAGATGGTATTGAACATATGAAAGGCACTTGGGAAAAATCTAAGAATGGTAGAAACAAATGGGAAACTATACCTTATAGAGTGCCTACATTCCCACTAATAAATGATGCTATTTACAAAGACAATATAGAGCAATATTGGAAAGATAAACCTGTTAGATTTGCTTATGCAAATAATTGTGTAGGTTGTTTTCATCGTAATACAATAATGCTAAAACATATGAGTAATAAATCACCTAAACAATTTGATTGGTTTATAAAACAAGAAGAACAAAACAATAACGCTAGATTTAAAACAGAGATAACTTATAAGCAAATTAAAAATAGTTTTAATCAGTTCCAACTATTTGATGATGACTTTACTGATTGTGATAGTGGCTATTGTGGTTTATAACTTCGTTAATAACTATTTATCAACACCTTGAAACTTATATATACTTTTTCGTATAATCGTATGTGATTGATAATGAGCTATTTACACAATTAAAAGATACTGCTGCTAACTTCATACCAGCTAAAGACTTAGATGATGTTACTCAAGAGGTATTTATGTATCTATACGAAGATGCTGAAAGGCTTGAACAACTTATAGCAGATAAGAAAATTAAGTGGTACTTCATAAGGCTATGCAAGAATAACTACTACTCTAAGACTTCTAAGTACTACTACAAATACAATAGACCTTACAAAGATGTTAGCTTTAATGATGACATAATGAAGCTAGGGTTAAAACTAAAATCAGAAGATTTATATTTTATACAAGACAGTGATATGATTAACGATATTCTGTCAGAGTTGTATTGGTATGATAGAGAACTATTTAGATTGTATGTACTTGGTGATAATGATGGTAGAAAATATACCTATACTAGCCTTAGTAAAAAGACAAAGATAAGTAGAATGAATATATACATAACTATCAAAAAGGTTAAGGAATATATAAAAGAAAGACTAAAAGAAAAGCGTAATGATTTATGATGATTTACAACGATTAGTAGGCTATGGCTTGAGCATCATAGAATGTTATGATGAACTAGGGCAACTAGAATACATTATTAACTTAGAAGAAATGACCTTTGATGATGTAGATATAGTACTAAGTGATGAACACGCACCAATAGGAATTATTAAATTATATAGATATGGACAACAGAAAGAAAATGGACACTCCAAACTTGATGGTAAAGACCTATAACTATCTCAAAGCAGTAAGCAAGAGAGTATTAGGGGGTATGGAAAACGTAGATGTAACAACTTACTATGACAGAACATATATCTGCTCACGATGCCCACACCTTACACCTGATGTAGAGTGTAGCCTATGTGGTTGCCCAATAGAAACTAAAGCAAGTTGGAAAACAGAAAAATGCCCAAAAGGAAAATGGAAAAACCTATAACAGAAGAACAAAAGCAGCGCATACTAAAAGTATGGGAACTATGCAAAACAGGAGTAGCACAAAACAGAGAAGCGAAAGCAGAACTAATTACGCTATACAATGAGATACATAGAACAAGATATAAGACAACTTCTAATTGCAGTAGTTGTATAGCTACTTGCTACAACGGAATTAAAAAGATAGTAGATGAAATATCA